GTTGATTCGACAACTATTTCGCGTTTTCGCGCGTGAGAAGGGGGTATCCGATGGCAAAATCTAAATTCAAGGTGCTTGAAGAGACTATCCGGAGTGATCTAGTCAACCAACTTCATGCCAACAACAAGTTCGGGAAACACTACGAAGACCTAGTCGACGACTACATCTACTACTTCCGACTCAAGGACCAATTGCAGAAGGACATCCGCAAGAAGGGGCTACGCTATGAGGCATCCACCGGAAACGGTCATGCTTCCCTCAAGCCCAACGAGTCGGTTCAAAACGTGCTCAAGGTCACCTCCCAGATGCTGAAGATCCTCAATGATCTAGGCATGCAGGAACCGATGATCGTAGAAAGCAGTGGCGACAATGTTTATCTGCCGGGAGATTGAGGACTACCTTGCTTGGGTGAAACAGTATCCTCAACGAGTGAATAACGAGCGGAAGCTGCTGATCAAAAACATCATCCTGCCACTGTTGGCGCGTGAGGACATCACGTTTGATGAAACGACGTACCGCAACTGTCTGAAGTATTGTCAGCATTGGTACTATCCACTCTTCCCCTATCAGAAGTTCTGTTACGCGTTTGTCTTCATGTACGATGCGGAAGGGTATCCGGTCTTCGACAACTTTCTCTTCATGATGGGTCGCGGCAATGGCAAGGACGGATTCATGATGCCGTTGATGAACTTCTTTCAGACCCCGCTGTTTGGCATCAAGAACTATCATGTCGACATCGTGGCTAACGCAGAGGACCCGGCGCACAACTCCTACCTCGTCGTGTACAACATGCTGGAGGCCAACGCTGCGAAAGTACGCGGCCTGTTCTACTGGAACAAAGTCGAGATCATCAATCGCGAGACGCAATCCATCCTTCGTTACAACACCTCCAATGCCAAGACGAAGTACGGCAAACAAACCGGAGCCATCTTGTTCAACGAGTACCACACCTATGTCGACTATTCGCAGATCAAGACGTTCACATCGGGCTTGGGAAAGATCAAGCATCCGCGAACTTTCATCATCACCACCAACGGCGAAGTGCGGGAAGGTCCTCTGGATCAGATGCTCGAATTGTGTCGGCAGATTCTCAACGGTGAACTGAAGCATCTGCGAATCTTCCCCTTCATCTGCAAGATCGACGAGGAGGCGGAGATTGACAAGCCCGAGGCTTGGGAGAAGGCAAATCCAAGCATGGAGTTCCTGCCCGAACTCAAGCGTCAGATTCAACGGGATTACGAGATGATGAACGTCTCACCCAGGCTTCGCAACGAATTCATCACAATGCGTATGAATCTTCCGCGGATCAATGCCGAAACGGCGGTCGTAGAGTTCGAGAAGGTCATCGCCACCAATTACCTCGTTGAGAAGTTGCCGGATGGCAGCGAACGAAGGATCGAGCGCGAGTTCCCGGATTTCACCGACGAACTGACGGTCGTAGGACTCGACTATGCGGATCTGCGCGACTTCGCTTCGGTCCGATTCATCTTCAAAAAAGACGGGATGATCTACACCAAGGGGATGACCTGGGTCAACACCCGATCCCCGTTCTACCGTGACATCAAGTTCGATCTCGCCAGCATCGGGCAAAACGAGTTCATGGATTTCGTGCTCGTGGACGCGCCGACGATCGATCCCGAACTCTGTGCCAAGTACATCTACGACCATGTGGATCAATACCAAATCGTCAAGATCGTCATGGACAACTACAAGTTCCGCCTGGTCCGCCAGGCTTTTGAAGCCTATGGGTTCTCGGTGGAAAGCAAACAGAATCCCTTTGGGGCGGTTCGCATGATTTACAACTACTCATCCGTCCTGGCGATGACCATTCCGTCGATCTTGTTCTATCTCCAGGAAGAGAAAATCATTGCGGAGAAAAGCGCCATGTGGCGTTGGGCGATCAACAACACCGGGTTGAAAGTCGGGTCGGATGGCAACATGAGCTTCTTCAAGATTGAACCTCGATTGCGCAAAAACGACCCGTTCATGGCATTCGCCGCCGGGATGAGCGCCGAACAACTGTTGGATGTACGGACCATCTACATCTAGAAAGGAGGTAACATGGGAATTTTTGATTTTCTGATTGCCCGACCGGACGGTTCGATCAGTCCCCCGACCGCCAGTGAAGAGTGGATACTTCAACAACGGGCGGATCGGTTAAGGATTCAGGAGTTGGCCATCGAGAAGGCGGTCACGATGATCTCGCGGGTCATTGCGAAAGCCGAGTTTCTGGTCTATAGGAAAAGAGAAGGCAAGATTCTGCCGACGAAAGACAGCGTCTATTACAATCTCAACATCCGACCGAACCCCAACCAAACCGGGACCGTCTTCTGGAACAACGTCATCCATCAACTTCTGAAAGAAGGGGAAGCCCTCGTCATCGATGACAACGGGTTCTATCTGGCCGACACCTTCAGTAAGGGCGAGGAAGTGAAGTATCCGCGCTCCTTCAAGGATGTCCGGGTCGGGAACGTTGAGTATCGATACAAGGCTTTCAGCGCTCGCGATTGCCTGTATCTCACCTTGGGCGAAGGGGACACGAAACACTACCTCGCGAATTACTTCAGCGAGATCGGCGACTTGTTGGCCTTTGCCGCTTCGGACTACAAAGAGCGCAACACGAAGCGTTGGCGCGTCAGTACGCAAGCCACCGGGACGGAAGTGAAGTCCGCGGAGACTGGGAAACGGCTCAAGGGTCAGGATTACGCGGACATGTTGGCACGTCAGCTGAGCGATCCGAAAGTGCGCGCGGTCAACATCGACTCGACCGTCATGGTGGACTCGCTGAATAGTGGCGACGCCAAGACCTCGTCCGATGTCCAAGGCCTGCTCAAGGAAACCATGATCGCGGCAGCCTTCGCGTATCACATCCCCCAAGATGTCTACTTCGGGATCAAGACCGAAAAATCGACGTCCATCGACGACTTCATCACCTTCGCTTGCGACCCGATCTTTGAAATCATCGAAGATGAAATCAATGCGAAATGGGTCTCGAAGGAGGAATATCTCTCCGGCGAGAAAGTCAAAGCAGACAAGTCGCGTGTGAAACACACCGATTTCTTCGACACGGCCGACAGTGAATACAAGTTGATGGGATGTGGCTACAGTCATAACGATCTGCGAATTGCGAAGGGCTTGGAGCCCATCGATGAACCTTGGGCCAACGAGCACAACTTCACGCTGAATCTCGGGAAAGGAGGTGACAAATAGTGAAAAAGTTTTATGAGTTCAAACTTTCAAGCGATGCGGAGGACACGACCGAACTGCTGATCCACGGCGATATCACCTCGATGAAGTGGGAAGAGTCGGATGTTGGATCTTTCGATATCGCCAAAGAACTCAAAGAAGTCAAGTCGTCGAATCTGTTGGTACGCATCAACTCCTATGGCGGGGAAGTCGCACAAGGACTAGGAATCTACAATCTGTTGAAGTCCTTCAAGGGAAGAGTGACGACGGCCAACGACGGGTTCGCCTGTTCTGCGGCGAGTGTGATCTTCATGGCGGGTGAAAAGCGGGTCATGCCGCGCTCGAGCCTGTTGATGATCCACAACGCGGCGACCATCGCCTATGGCGACAGTAATGATTTCAAGAAGATGGCGGATACGTTGGAGAAAGTCACGCAACCCAGCGTGGAAGTCTACAAAGCCGTCAGCAAACTCAGTGAAGCGGAAATCAAGAAGATGATGGACGATGAAACCTGGATCTCCGCGGACGAAGCCTTGGAGTACGGGTTTGCGACGCATGTACTCGAACAAGAACCGACGCAGTCGCTAGAACATCACTATCTTCATAAAGTGGTGATGGAATTGAAGGCATTGAAGCATCAGCAGTCCGCGGCGACGCCGCCCATGCACGAAGACCCGGATCCCATCTGGGGCAACTACTTCGGCACGAAAGGAGAATAGCCATGAAAGGCGATACCATTTCTCAACAAATCAAGACGAAAGTCCTTGAAACCCTCAACGACAAGTCGATGGACCGCTCCGAAGCCGTCTTCGCAGCGATCGACCAGGTTGCCAATGCCTACCACAACGACTTGGTTCAAAAAACGCAGGAGGAGGCTCGCCGCGCAGCCTTTGACGAGGCTTATAAGAAATCGCTGGGATTGCG